CCTTTGTCGGCGGAAGATTTGCAAAAGGCGGTAGCAGCAGACATTGCGCAGGCTATTGACTTTGTTGAAACCACTGTTAGTCAAATTCGCATCACTGCGGATAAGTATTATCAGGGCGAAACGGCTATTAAGCCGGTTCCTGGTCGCTCCAAAGTCATAGTAACAAAGGTGAGAGATGCAATCAGATCAGTTATCCCCGCAGTGGGACGAGTTTTCACACAAAACGACGTTATTGCAGAGTTCACTAGCGATGACGAAGAAGATGAGAGAATTTGTCAAGATCAGACGCTGTTCGTTAATAGCGTTTACAACAAGTTCGGTGGATACAAGGCGCTAATTCATGCATGTACGGATGCGCTTAAAGCAAGAGTCGGGGTTGTCAAGGTATCGCTGGAGAAAGTTAAGGTTGGTTCGTCCCAGCTTTCTAAGGCTCTTACACAAGAAGAACTCGCTCAGCTTGAAGACGACGATGCGGTTCAAGTCACGGAAGTTGCTGAATTTATGCCGAGTCCTGAGGACGGAATTCCACGGGCTGAAGTGATGATGACTCGATATGCCATACGTAACATGTGGCATCTAGATCCTGCTCCTCCTGAGTCCTTCTTCATTGATCCAAATGCAACGAGTTGTGATGATTTCCGTACTATTGGTATAGCCCAGAACATGACCGTGTCAGAGGCCATAGCTTTGGGCCTAGAGTATGCAGATATTGTGCAGTATGCCAATAGTCGGGCTGAAACTCAAGACGCAGAACGAGATTCTCGTCAGACAAAACTCGTATCAGACAAAGATTATGAGAGTGAGTCTGTGGACCCAATGGCCAAGCAAATCTTCATTTGCGAGGCTTGGATGAAGATTGACGCGGATGGTGATGGAATTGCTGAACTGCGCCATTTCATCACAGCTGGGCAGAAGTACGTCATAGTTCATGACGAGCCATGTAACTATCACCAGTTGGCAGTGTTTTCTGCTGAACTCCAGCCTCATGTCTTTTTTCCGATTTGCCTTGCTGAGGACATGATGCAAGACCAGGATAGCCAGACTGTCCTGCTACGGAGCATCCTCGACAACGCTGCATTGGTTAATTCACCTCGTACGGAAGTGAATGAGGTTAGTGTCAATCTCGAGGACGTCAAAAATAACGAAATTGGCTCGATTATTCGTGTCAAGCAGGTAGGGCAGATCAATGAGTTGGTTACACCATTCGTCGCGGGCCAGACGCTCACGGTATTGGAGTACCTTTCACAGGTATCAGAACAACGCTCCGGTATCACCAAACTTTCACAGGGTATTGATCCGAATGCTTTGCAATCGACCTCTAGGATCGCAGCTAATGCGGCAGTACAGGGTAGCGATGCACGTATCGAAATGATGGTTAGAAATCTTGGTGAGACTGGTGTTGTCTCCATGTTCCTGGCTATTTTGCGCATTGCAATGTACGAATTGCAAGGCGAGCAATCTGTAAAGACCTCTACAGGCTATAAAGAGGTTCACCCAGACAAATGGCACGATCAGGTCAATGTGTCGGTGAATGTTGGGCTTGGAAATGGTCGAATTGATGAAAAGATGATGGCTTTGCAAGGCATAGCTACTGTACAGCAAACTACGATGCAAATGCTTGGTTTAGCTAATCCAATTTGTGGATGGCCCCAGTTTCGAAACACTGTGAAGCAGATGTTGAGGCTTTCTGGCATTAAAAATGTTAGCGAGTACTTCCCGAATGTGCCTATCGAGAAATTGGCAGAGCTTGACAAGCAAATGGCAGCTTCTAAACAGGCACCAGACCCAAGTGCAGGCCTTGTGGAAGCAGAGAAGGTTAAAGCTACAGCAGCGATCCAGATCAACGACAAGAAGATCGCTGCACAACAGCAAGCTGACGCAGCCAAGATCCAAGTTCAGACTGGATCAGATATCCAGAAGCTCCAGGTTAATGCTGGTACGACTATGGCAGTTGAAACGATGAAGGACGATCGTGAACGCGACGCCCAAGCCCAAAATTACGCTGTAGCAGCCTACAAAGTTGCTATGGACAAGCAAACAAAGATTGAAGTGGCTAAAGAAGTAGCCAAAAAGAGGACACCAGATGGTAGCAGCACGGCCACTTGATGAACGAGGTGTTCTTCGCCGTCGAGCTTTAAAACAGCTGATAGAAATGGACATTTTCAAAGAAGCTGTTGCTGAGGTAAAGCAGGATATCATTGATGAAATCCTGATTAGTAGGCCTGAACAGAAAGATGGTCGGGAGTACGGATATCTGCAGTTTCATACTGTAGATAGAATTTTGGACCGTTTGGCTGCGTATGTGGGAGATTTAACAATGTTGAAGGAAGTGAAAAATGGCTGACGATGTAAACATGTCTGACGCTGTAACCTTAGGAGGGAGCAATGAGTCTAAGATCCTGGCTGCGATCATGGAAAAGCCCGCAGCCCCAGAGAAGCCTGCAGTCAAGTCAAATGGAGCCGTTAATGGCGTCGCTCCAACCACTGCCAAAGCCGATGCCGAGGACACTCCAAGACGTATTGCCGAGGGTGATGATACCCCCGCCGATACCGAAGTTCAAGAAGAAACGGTTGAAGAAGGTGATGAAACACCCGAGGAAAAACCCGAGGTAGAAGCTTCAGACGAGAATTTTGACGAATATGTTGTTGAAGTTCTTGTAGATGGAAAACCTGTAGATGTCTCTCTAAAAGACCTCAAGAAAAGTTATTCCGGTAACGAATTCATTGAGAAGAACATCCAGCAAGCCGTGGAAGTTCGCAAAGAAGTTGAGAGCCAGGCTTACGCTCTTTACGATGCTAACAAGCAGACTGTTGAGAAGCTCCAGCGCTTAGATAGCATCTTAAACACTTACACCCAGCCAGACATCGACTGGCAGAAATTGAAAGTTTCTGATCCTCAAGCATACGTTCTCAAACGTGAGGAAGTGCGCGAGGCTCAGGAGAAGCAGACGTTAGTTCAACAGGAACTCGACAGGGTAGGACAGCAGCAAGCCTGGTTAGAAGGCAAAGCGAAGCAGAAATATCTTACAGAGCAAGCCTACGCACTAGCGGAGAAGGTGCCTGATCTCAGAGATCCCGAGAAAGCCCAAGCGGTTATGGGGAAACTCTCACAGGCAGCTGTAGCATATGGCTATACACCTGAAGAAGTGGCTATGGTGATGGACCACCGGGCACTTCTCGTGTTGAAGGACGCAGCTGAGATGCAGGAGATCCGGGCTGCCCGCGCCAAGATTAAAGAGCCGGGCTTACGAGCACCAGAACAAAAGAAAATTCTGATGCGCCCCAAGGCTGGCCAAACAGCAACCGTTCAGTCCAAGAGATTGGAAACTGAGCTCCGCAACAGGGCCATGAAAAGTGGTAAGCCAGAAGATGTGGCAGCTACTTTGCTGGTCAGAAAAGGATAAGGTTATGTTTACCTTGAAGCACTTAACACGCACATTTCATGAGAGTGTGTGCTGGGCTGTTAACGCAGCTACCCTTGAAACCTATGACACTACCATCTTGAGGGAAGACCTCACAGATGCGGAGAACATGATCTCCCCAACAGAAACGCCTTTCATATCCCTTATTTGCGGACGTGGCAAGGCAACGGCTGTTAAGCATGAATGGCCGCTTGTTGAGCTTGGTGCAGCCTCTTCAACAAACCGAGTTGCAGAAGGCGAGGATGCTCCTGGCATTGATGCTGCTGTGGTTGGCCTTCGTAGGGCAAACTACACGCAGATCTCTGACAAGGTGGTGAAAGTATCAGACACGTCGCAAGCCGTGGATGGTGCTGCCGATGTTCAGAAGATTGCCAAGCAGATCAGCTATAAGCTAAAAGAACTGAAGCGTGACAAAGAAAGTATGTTGCTTCAGAACATTGCTGCTGATCCAGGTGCTGGTGATGGTGCAACCACACGTGTGGCTGCAGGTTTCCCATCATTCCTCATTACCAACAACATCTTTGGTGCTGGTGGTGCGGTTCCCACGTTGTCTGGTGTTACGTCTGGTTATCCAAACGTTGCACAGGTGAATGGCGCTAACGTAGCA